GGCCATAACGTAGCCCTTATCTCCAAGTCAGGAGCTATAGAACTATACGGATGCCTTAATGATTGCGATCTCATCATGGATATCTGGGATTCACCCGCCATAGTTAATGGGCCAATGCCTAATGTGAAATGTCGTGATGGTAGGCAATCGCCATCCCTCGGCGCTCGTGTGTCAAAATATTTTTATGACCGGGCAGCAAAATTTCTTTCCCCAAAGAGTAGGAAGTAATAGAAATGTCTGACATTGAAGACCTACATGGATGGAGAAGTCGGTGGGAATAGCCTTGGAAAGATAAGGACCGCACCCCAGAGAAGGCACTAGTGGGATTGGGCAGGATGCACGATAGGTTGATGCGGAAATATGTATGGGTGTATCAAGGACCAGAGAAGTTCAAGCCGATACTACGGATGAAAAAAACACCGCCGCCAACGAAGTCTGGGAACAACGTTGACGGCGGCTAACTGATGCCCAACCCATACCATGTACTACAAGAGAGGAGGTTCCGTAGTACGAAAAAAATCTACCCTCAAAACCCCTTCTGGTCAACTCGAAGATGTCGTCGAAGATCTTGTGCCTAAGAATATTTTTATTATTAGAATACAGCTTTGCTGTATTCTAACTTTATTCAAAGTCCCAATCGTAATCATCAAACGCAGGGCCGAAGTCGTGCCAACGTCCAGTAACTTTGTCAAAATGCAGGGGGCAGACACCATGCTTGCCGATCCAAGACCAACGGATCTTCCAGATGTGACATTCGGGTGGTTCCTCATCACGCTGATGACGCCATGCGGTCATACCTATATCGGCTTTCGCAAACCATGCCGCACTGCCCGCTATATCGTGACCAGTTACAACAGCTTTCTTGTCTCCCCTCCTATCGGGAGGAAGCTTCGTAGGATGGGCGACAAAGAACACATGACAGTCGTGGTCCCTAGCAAATTGCTGAACCGTAGTCAGCATATCTGATATGGCATCTGTTTCACGCTGACCATGGTTGAGCTTTATATGGTTGTAAGGATCTATCACTAAAACCCTACAACCCATTCTCATTACTGCCGCAGAGGCAACGGAGAGGATCCCGTCGATATCATTGGGACCGTCACGCCGAGTGTCCATGAACATGAAGTTGTCCTTGATCCATTCGGCGGCGAAGTCACGCTCTTCGGTACTCATGCGAGTGGATGGGCCGTCAAAGAAGGGGCGGTCTACGATCTTCTGTGCCAACTGAGCCATGTGTAACTCAGGTGGTTTTTCAAAAGAACAGTAAACTGTTTTCCAGTTGTATGACTTGGCGAGGTTGATGCAGATCTGATCAACCAAGTCCGACTTTCCGCTACTAGGAAAGCCCGTAACCACTGTAAGCATACCCGGAGGGATTTGTATGTACTCATCTAACGAAGCAAGGCCAGTGGAGGCTCCCTTCATCTGGCCATTCTCATACAAATCTACAAATGAATCAACAAATTCTCCTGCACCATGCAATCCAATGGTAGGAATTCGTTCACAGTATTCCAACTGTTCCTCAAGGTATGCCGAACCTTCAGCATCCATGGCATCAGAGGCATCCTTATGAACACCAAGATCTATCATCCAAACTTTTGTGCTACCTATCCTGCGGATGATCTCTTCTTGGAGGGCTCGTCCCGGCTCGTCGGAATCGGTATTCAAAATAATTCTTGGCGCAGAATCCAATTGCCGTTTCGCGTGCCAGATATATCGAAACTTGTTGTCATCCTTGGGATCAATCTTTCCGTCCCGAACCCTAGATGGCGCACCGTTGGGGATGGAAAGAACAGTCAGGTTGTCTGGAAGGTCGGTGCTCATCCAAGCAAGCGCATCAAGCTCGCCTTCACAGATCAAAACATCATTGCCATCAACGTAGGAATCCAAATTAAAAAAATCTTCACATACATTTTCTTGGCTAAAACGTTTCTCTTTATCGGCAGACCTCCACTTCACGGCCTTAACAACATTGCCATCCATGTAAGGGAACCCAACTGCCGGGACAAGCTTGCCATTGAAACGATAGGTACCAAGTGTCGCATGACTCTTGATAACCTCATCAGTTATATGTCTGGACCTCAGGTAATCAAGAGCCGTGCTATTCGTAGATCCACGATCAATGTTGATGGTGAAATTTTCACCCCTAGAAGGGGATGATGCCATGACTAAATCGAAATCAAGATCGTTGTTGTGGTCCCAGCCACCCTCTACTTCACAATGATGACACTTATACTTAACCCCTGTAGTATCTATCCTAATAGATAGGGGGCGATCCTTTTGATTCTTACCAGATCTATTACTCTGACACTCAGGACATTGCTTCTTATGTTGCCCATTACTAAGACCAGAAACTACACCACGAATTTGTTCAACTACCTGTTGCATTGGATACCCTCCCTTTCCTCTACTAGAGTTAATAAGGTATTTCTAACTAAGTCTTTCTTATCTAGACTACTAATAACAATTACTGAATGGGGATGTTCTTTATCTAGTCCATGTTCAACAAACTTAGACTTTACACTTCTATCGTTTTTAAATACCTTACCCTGTAGAAGATCTAGTATTAAACTCTCATCTAAATCAGGTCTTCTAGTTTTATAATAAATCTTAATAGCTATACTCAAGTCTTCTTCAAACATCTCTTTTCTAGATAAACACTGTAGGTCAAAAGCTTTAGTATACAAAAGAGCTTTCTTTGACTTAATGAATCTGGGTTTTCCACCGATAGTAACGAAGCGACGAGAGTTAGCCTTAGAGGCTGGCTCACCATGTATAGTAATTATACACGGATCGTCGTCAATACCGTTGCATTTCTTTATACGGTTGGTTATCATTACTCTCAACGTTGGGCACCCCAGAAGATAAACCTTGGAGATGAAACGTGCAAGAAGAGCCCAAGCGATACAGGGTTTATGAGGGGGTAGGTGTACCACCTCCCGCAAATCCTGGGCCACGCCGCAAGTGGGGTGACCTACCACTTGAGGAGGTGGCAGTAGGAGATCTGATTGAAATGCCCATGAACAAGGAGGAAGTGGATGAATTGATTAGCTCAATTAGAAGTTACGTCTATCGCGTATCACGCAGGACGGGCAAGAAGTTCACTGTCCGAAGAACCGATTACGGAATTGGAATATGGAGGACGCAGTGAGTGATTTTGATATTCGTGATGACCGACCGATGCCCAGTAAGATGAGCCTTGGTGCTCTTGATTACCCCTTCGATGACCTAGACGTTGGGCAGTCCTTTGTGGTTGATGCAGGATCGGATGAGGGTGATGACGGGCGTAGAACAATTGAGAATCGGTTACGGTCAGCGGCCTTTCGTTATGGCAAGAAGCTGAACAAGAAATTCTCTTGTCGTTTTATGAGCGATGACAGGAAGATAGGTGTCTGGAGGACAGAGTGAAGCTAACAAATGAGTACGGAGCACCAGATGTTTTCATCAAGGCCATTGAGTCTGATCCCTATGATATGGGGGAAGCAGACTTCAGCGTGACAGGGCTACTACAGCCCCCGCAGATCACTCGTCTACGGAAGAAGCATGAAGAGAAGCTTACCTCCGACGTTCGTGATGAAGTCTGGAAGCTTCTGGGATCTGGTGTTCATGCCGTATTGGAAGGTCACGGTGACGGTACCACGGAGCAAAGATTGTTCTTTGAACATGAGGGCGTAAAAATCTCCGGTGCTGTGGACCTAGTGAAAGATGGACACGTTACCGACTACAAGGTTACGTCAGTTTACACTACAACTAGGGCGCTCAAGCCCGATTGGGAATCGCAACTCAACTTGTATGCGTGGCTTCTGGGAAAAAATGGAACCGAAGTAGAGAGCCTAGCCATCGTTGCGGTATGTCGGGATTGGATGAAGAGCAGGGCTGGTAAAAATAATTATCCAAACAGCCCAATTGTTTCGATTCCAGTTCCACTGTGGTCACCGGAGAGGCAAGAAAGATTCGTTGCCCAACGGGTAGCTGTCCACACAAAGGAAGCGACCATCCCCTGCACAGACGAGGAACGGTGGATGAACGATGCCGGAACCAAGTTTGCTAGGTGTGAGGGTTGGTGTGATGTGAGTGAATTCTGTCCACAATGGGGAGGAAGTAACCGTGGCAACAAAAGATCCAACAGCTAAAGAGATCTGGGATACACTATCCCGCATTAACGTCAACGAACATACCGAAGAAAAAGGTGGCCTAACTTATTTATCGTGGGCCTGGGCTTGGACCATGATGATGGACCACTATCCCGACCTCGTAGTAAAGTGGCATGGTATGACGGATGAGAGTGGGGTAACGAGGGACACCACGACTTATCCCGGTGGTACTGCAAGCGTGTCCTGCAACGTCACCATCGGTGATGTTCGACGGGATATGTGGTTGCCTGTCATGGACTATAAGAACAAGGCAATCATTGACCCCGATAGCCGTGCAATTTCTGATGCAAAGCAACGTTGCCTGACGAAATGCTTTGGGATCTTCGGATTGGGATGCTACCTGTATACCGGATCCGATCTTCCATCGGCTACTGAGGTGGTCCCAGAGAAGAAGACGCCTAAGCCCAAGGCTACGCCAAAGGCCAAGGCTACCAAGAAAGCACCGGAGTACAAGGCTCCAAAGAAATCATCTAAGAAGGCCGTGGAGGAGGCCAAGGAGGATCCACCGTCGCTCACCTATGATGAGGTGTCAGTGGATGAGTCGATCACGAACTTGAAGAAAACGGTAACCGATCTGCATAAGAGAGGATGGGCTGCTGACAGTGCTGCCAAAAAGCAGATCACGGATGCGATCAAGGGCCGTGACAGCGAGGTCTTGATCGGGTTGAGGGAAGAAATTCTGGTACTAGCAGAGAGTGCGTTGAAACTTCACGATGCAGAGGAGGAGGAAAACGATGGCTGATTACACTGACGAGCCGAAGATTGACTTCGCGGTTTTCAAAAACAAATATGCGAAGACCGACCGTCACCCTTCAGAGGTGGGCAAGATAGAGTTCACCAGAGAATTTCTGAAGACGATGGTGGACAGAGCCAAGACGGGCACGATGCCTGTCTTGAGGGTCGCCATGTGGCCCCGTACAAGTAAAGCTGGGTTGGATTATAAGTTCTTCCGGTTGGAACTGGAGCGTGTTAAGTCCATGCCCACTGAGGAGCCGACGAACAGTGCTGCCACCAAGGATGAAGACGAGAATGAAGGACTCCCGTGGTAGGAAACAGTTTCTACTCAGGCTTTCACACGATCTGTTTGAGGACGCCAAGTCGTATGCTGACAGGGAGAACATCAGCATCACGCAGTATATAAACAGGTCGATAGAAGCGTATGTGGAAGCCACGAAAGAAGTAAATGTGGAGGAAAGAAACATATTATCCGAATCAGATTCAAGTTCGGGTGAGGGATGGTGGATGAACTAGGTAGTGGACCTAGGGGGGTTGGCGGTGGAACTCACACCGCTCAACCCCCTAGGATTCTTTAAGGAGGGGAGGTAAGACATGAGGAACAAGAAGCGCGACAGTAGTCACAGCAAGAAACATCGACGCGACCGCACCAAGAAACTACGCCGTGCTCGCCCAAGATCTCATCAAGATCCTAAGCACCAACGGGAATTGATAAAGAGATTGCGTCGAACAGGTCAGTATATTTTTGGTGAGGAGGACAAGTGAAATGAGTGATACAAGGGGTGAGAAAATCACCCTGTCGGCGTCAGAGATGGCGTTCGCCGCTTTCTCTGGGGTAGCGCGGGAGGCTGCGAACCGAGCGGATGGCAGGGGACGGGCGGGTGGCTTCAGTAAAAGCGGGTGGGACACACACATTGAGGGAGCTTGTGGCGAGTGCGCGGCGGGGAAGTGTCTTGGCGTGTACTGGCCTCCGGGGATAGGCACGATGAAAGGGCCAGACCTACTCCACTGCATTGAGGTTCGGACGACACCCGGTCACAACTACCGGCTCCCAATCAAACGGACTGACCCAGAAGATCGGTGGTTCGTCCTCGTTACGGGGACCGCGCCGGTATTTTTTGTTCGGGGATGGATTGGCCCCGACGAAGCGAGGCGGGATGAGTGGTGGGACGACACGATTGAGTATCCAAATTGGATGGTGCCTCAATCCGCGCTTCACCCGATTGGCACACTACTAGATGCGATACACCATCAAATATGATTATCTCAGCCAAGTATAGTGGGCCATGCATCAAGTGTGGCGAGCAGATTAAGGTTGGCAGTTTCGTAAACTGGGATCGCAGTCGTGGCATCTGGCATTTAGATGAAACCGATAACGATAAGTTGAGATACTCTATGCTTGATTCCAGCCAAATGGAAGACAGTTATTGCTCTAACACAACCCAAGGGGAGGAGAAGGTTATGAATTCCGACAACAATAATACGATCAACGTTAGCGATCTGATAAGGGTACTCAAGGGAATGGAGGAAGCCGTGAAGAATGAGGTCGCGGTGAACACACTCGCTGAGATTCCTGAGGAAGAAAAACAATTAGTGAAGGATCATTTTCATGGCCAGCGTCATAGCTGGAAGCGTAATCTTACTAAAAAACAAACCTCGTTTTGTGAGCTTATGGCACTGGGATCCAGTAGGGCTGATGCCTACACCAATTCTTATGATATCGCAAGCCCTGCATTTTCCGACAACGCTGCCCGCAAGCTGCTAGAAAAACAAAAGGTAAGAGATAAGATTGCAGAATTTAGAAGGGAGTTGACGGGTGATGATGAGGCTGGGGCACAGAAGTTTTTAGATGATATTAAATTGGAAGGTGAGGGAAGAAGTAGGGGTGGTTGGTCGCGCCGTCTTACGCAGGGCCAAGAAAATTTCTGTCAAGAAATAGCGAATGGCGCTACCCGCATAGCCGCATTTAAGAATTCTGGCTACGACTTTGATGGCTGGACACAAAAGAGGATGCGGAAACGGGCCAATGAACTGATGAAGCTGCCCAAGGTAGAGGCTCGGATTGCGTCCCTCATGTCTGGCGATACGTCTGATGTTATAATCGGTCGCCATAAAAACCAATGGTCTTCACCGATCTCGCGCCTAGCTTCTATGCCCTCTTCCTCACAGGTGGTCGATGCCAACGATACCAATGGTGAGTTCGTTGACGAGTTCGTGGAACGTATCAAGCTCCATGGTAGACTCTTTCACAATGCGATAGTGGCCCGTGGGCAGGAATCGGTTGGGATGCCCGGAGTTAGTGCCGAAGAGGTGGACGAGTTGGTTCGTAATTCAATCGAAGCTATGAGAAAAGATCTTACCCAACAATTAATTCAGAAGAATCATAGCTCCGGCACCGACTAGGATGTAGGGAATACTCCCACCTAATCTTTTAAAGATGCTGGGATTAGCCGCTCTCTGCCAAGCGTCAGACTCTTGGTTGAGGGCGGCTATCTCGTTTCTAAGAGATGCGTTTAGGTTCTGCTCTTGGACCCACAGGGAATCCGACACCTCCACCCGTCGCCATAACAAAAGATTATCTGCCTCAAGCGTTTCGATCTGAACTTCATACGCTTGGACTTGGATTTCGTGGTTTTCCTGTATCCTATCAACGATCTCTTCTAGGCCACTGTCGGGTTGGATGGTACCGATACTATCCCTGAGCACCCCTAGGTCCGTGGCAAAGTCCACAGAGGCGATGAAGGCCCTTGCGACAGCCTCCTCCCGTACTTCAGCGATGGAATCGT